GCGCCGTCGGTCTGGGCGTCGCGTGCGATAACCGACGCCTTCGGGAATACGCAGTACTGATTGTCTTCGGTAAGGGCAACCATGAACTTCTCGATTATTACCACGCCCCGGTTGCGCTTCCACGACGTTGCGGTTGCGGTGCCGCCCATGAGGTCGGCCTTCGTCGAATAGTCGTATTGACCGATGGTGAAACTCATCTGGATATTTCCCATCTCGGTCGATTGGCGATATACGCCGTTTGTGAGCTGATTCCGGTATTCGGTGGTCGACGGCTCCTCCTCCTCGATACTCCACGTATCTTGATGAATGTTCTCGACCTGCTTGGTACTCTCGTCGCTCAAGAGCGTTTTGAGTGAAGCAAGGGTGACATCCGCCGTGACCTTTGCAGGGTCTCCGTAATACAGCTTTTTGATTCCTACTGCTGTTACTTTTGCCATTGTTTTAGTTGTTTTTAATGTTCAATACTCTGAATAATACCCGGATATAGACATAGTGGCATCCTAAGTTCGGATCTTCCTCGCGGCCGATATTTTCATATCTGTACCTATATGCGGATTCGTCGTAAGTGCCGTAGGTCCATTCCTTGAATCTGGCTTTCGCCGCTCGTTCAAGCTCGTCCAGACGCTGGAGATTTGCTTTTCCTTTAATATCGGGGACACATAAGTTGACAGCGATGAAGCAATCTTCCCAATACGTGGCGGGGGTTTGCGGCGAAGTAGGCACTACTACAATGCGTTCCGTCTTTATCCTACCTTCGGGCGTCGCCCATGAAGGAAATGCCTTAATGCCGAAGAGAGAACAACTTTGAATAAGGATGTTTTGTGCATCTGCGGTGGTTATCATTGCATAATCCTTTTAAAGCCATATCTTGGTGCTTTCATATCTTTGTCCGCTTTTGTAGAACCCCAATACGGGGTATGATACCGAATCTTCTAAAGTGGATCCTATTTGACTGCCATGCCGGTGATCGAATATGTTCCTGCCTCGATTGTCAATGATACGAACCTCTTCTTTTTCTTCAATTGGTTCTATGTTGGGCGGCATAATCACTTCATAAGTGTATTGAATAACTTCCCCATTTTGTGATTTGATGAATTGCGCTCTTCCGTTGTAATGGACATTGCATCTACCGACCACCCGCCATTTGTTGACGGCTGCATCCCATATCTCCAATGTATATGGAAATCGAATCATAGGTCCATAAAGAAGATTTGTGGTTCCGGGTCAAATTCGGCGGCAATATCGGTTAGGCCATTATCCTTTGCAAGAGCACAGATGCGCTTGCGCAACATATCCGTATCATATCCGAGGGAGTATCCTCCGTTGCCTTCGGACGAAAGAACGATGAGCTGTTTTAAAACGTCGATTGCTGCCTTTGCAACAGAAATCTTATAGCAAGGTGTATATTCGTCTTTTACAGACATCTCTGCGTCCGTGCAGGCTATCGTAATCAGATTATCGTCTACGTTGTAAGGATATAGCCGTGCCGATATTGCGTCGAAAACCGTCATGTCCGTATTTGTTAAGCGTTCATAGTGGACAGATCGAGAATAGCGATTTTGTTGGGTGCCGTGAAGTTCGGGATCCACTCGGCTCCGTATTCGTTAAAGCGGCCCTCTTCGGTTCGCCAGTTCGAGATCCACATACCACCTTCAAGCCGCGTATACGTCTTGTTCGGAACGGGATCGGAAATCTCGTACGGCTCGTGCCACATCATCTTGCCGATCTTGTCCTGCGGGAGCAGCGTAATGCGATTGTCCTTGAATACCTGCTTGCTCGTACCATCAGGCATCGCCACCATGTCGTCGATGATTCGGACCGGAGGCAGGCCGATACCCGCAAACACCTGATTAGTCATAGCGTCAGTGATGAGACCGCCCGAAAGAGCCATCTGTGCGCCACCGAGAATCATCTTGTAGGTGTTGGCGAATTCCTTGGCGCCGACAATGTTCTTGTTGAAGGTAGAACGCGACATCTCCATTACGGAGAACCGGCCCATTGTCGGCCGCAAAGCCTCGATCTGACTTTTCAGGTAGGTGATAAAGCTGTCCTTGTCTGATGTAGCCGGGGTAATGCGCTTGACAGGCAACTCCATGTCGAGCAACGTGACACCTTGCGGGTTATCCGCAAGAGTGACCGACGCTCTGCCGTCGGAACGAAGATCACCGACTACGAGATCCATGCGCTTGTGGGGCGCAAGGCGAAGCTGACG